GGTATCAAAAACGAGTTCGACAAAGAAGTCATTCAATTCATTGAACATGACTACGATAACGCAGTGATCGACGAACAGGCTCGGTTGCAGGGGGACAACGATACGTTGTTTAACAGGAGCGACTACCCCGACAAAGAAGAACTACGCAAGTTGTTTAGCTTAAGCATCGAAGTAGAGCAGTTGCACTCTGACTGGCGCACCGACATCGAAGATGAAGGGCACGAGGTGGTGAGTGACTTTTACAGAGACCAACACAAGGAGCGCATGAAGAAGTTCACCGATGAGGTCTTAAAAGATACCGTCACGCACATTACGAAGCTGGCAGAAAGTCTGGACTATCGTGGAGAGAGCACTACCACAAACCCAGATTACAAGTCGTGGCAAGCGTCTGCGTTTGAACATGTTGAACGCATGATTACGGTACTAGACCGATTCAACTTAGATGGTAACAGCGAGATGCAAGTCGCGCGTAACAAATTGCACGCTCAGATTTCGGGGCGTGGAATCACAGCAGGGATGCTCAAGAGCAGCGAGAGCTTGAGAGTAGAAACTAAGCAAACCATTGACGAGGTGCTTGCCGCACTACCGTCACTAAACCAATAAAATAAAGTTAGGAGAACCACATGAACGCAGAACAAATGTACGCAGTAAACTTTGAAGAGCTAGCAGATACGATAGCTGACATCGGGCCGAAGATCACAGTGTTAGCTGAAGGTGATATGGGCATCGGTAAGACCACAGTTCTTAAGATGTTGGCGAAGAAGCTGGGTGGTGAGTACACCCCATGCTACTTCGATTGCACGACCAAGGACTTGGGTGACGTTACGATACCCAACATTGCCAAGCTGGACGATGGCACTGGGTTTGTTAGGTACTTAACAAACGAGGAATTGGGTGCGCACTTGAATAAGCCCATCATTCTGATGATCGACGAGTACGGTAAAGCCAACAGAGCAGTCAAGAACGCGCTACTGCGACCAATGCTTGAGCGAAAGATCGGAAGCTACACTATGCACCCAAAGTCAATCGTGTTCGCAACCACCAACAAAGGTGCTGAGAACGTGGGTGACTCCTTGGAAGCTCACCAACGCAACCGTATCGCAGTGATGCGGGTACGCAAGCCAACAGCAGAAGAATGGATCGTTAACTTCGCATTACCTAATGCACTGCACACTGCGGTGGTGGGTTTCGTTAACGAGTTCCAACAGGTACTGCAATCGTACGAAGATGTTAAGAATCCAGCAGATAACCAATACATCTTCCACCCACAACAGGAACGAGCGGCCTTCATTACGCCGAGGTCACTTGAAGCCGCGTCAATAATATTGCAGGACGGTATCAACATGAGTGACAACGCGAAGTACAGCGCATTGATCGGTGCCATTGGTCGGGCCGGTGCGTTGGACTTGATGGCGTTTGTTCAGCTGGCTAATGAACTACCGAGGCTAGATGACATCCGCAACTCCCCCGAGACCGCGATAGTGCCACAGGGTTCAAGTGCGTGCGTCATGACAGTTTCTAAGATCATAGGCTCTATGGACAAACAGCTGGTCGGCCCCGCAATGACTTACTTGCCACGGCTACGCACTGAGGCTCAAGCCATGTTCATACAAACAGTGATCAAGCAGGACTACGCATTCAAGCGAGAGATAACTACTCACGCGTCATTTGGCAAGTGGGCTAGAGACAATCAATTCTTATTCACAGCAGACAAGATCTAAGGAGATAGATATGAATATGTTAGGAGAAATTACCGAGGAACAGCGACTACAAAAAGGTGTGGTAGCTGTGTTCGGAGACAAAAGATACAGGGCATCCGGTGGGGTGCTGTTAATTGGTGAACGTAGTGTAAGCGACACTATGACCACAGCTTGCACTAATGGCAGGGACGAGTGGTACTCACGAGAGATGATTAAGAACTTAACCGACGCGCAGCTGCGTTACATAATCATCCACGAACTAAAGCACAAGATGTACAAGCACCTAGTTATATGGGAGCCGCTTATGCAGCAGGACGCGCAGTTGGCTAACCGCGCTATGGACTACGTTATTAACTTAGAGATCAACGAAGAGTGTAGTCACGACGGCTTTGCTGTTATGCCAGACGGGGACTACACAGGCTGGGTTGACGACAGGTTCGCAGGCATGACGACCCTACAGGTCTTTAACATCTTAGCGGGAGAGGGAGGTAACACCGACACACCCGGCACCGGGAACCCCCTAGACAACGACAAGCCTAGTGAAGATCCTAGTGAGGGTGAAGATGAAGGTGAGGGCGAGGGCGAGGGCGACGGCGAAGGTGAGGGCGACGGCGAAGGTGAAGGTATGGGAACTCCTAGGAAGGGCAAAGGTGAGAGCGAAAGTGGAGGTATGGGAACTCCCAATGGGTTTGATGAACACGACTGGGAAGGGGCTAGTGAACTAACCGACCAAGAAATTAAAGAACTTGAGAGGGAAGTTGACCAAGCCTTACGGCAGGGTGTGCTTGCAGCGGGTAAGGACAAGACTGGTGGTGGCTCATTGGACTTGAACGAGTTACTCAATCCGCAGATTGATTGGACTGAGCCGCTTAGACAGTTCTGGCAGAAAGCCTGTTCGGGTAACGACTACTCAACATTCAACAGACCTAATCGTAGGTACATGCACACCGACGTGTATATGCCCAGCGGTGTAAGCGAGACAGTAGAAGAGATGCTGATAGCGTGCGACACGTCAGGCTCCTGCATGAATAAAGCGCAGCTGACTAGGTTTCTTTCCGAGATAGCTGGAATCTGCAAGGTAGCCAAGCCTGATCGGTTGCGGGTTATCTACTGGGGTACGCAAGTGGTTCACGAAGAACTTTACGAGCGTGACGATATAGAGAACGTCGCTAAGTCTACTAAGCCTGTGTCTGGCGGAGGCACAGAGATCGAGTGTGTACCAGCATACTGTAAAGATAAGGGTATAACCCCCGATGCAGTTATTGTCTTGACCGATGGGGAATTCTGGGGAGGTTGGGGAGACTGGGCTTTCGCTAATAACAAAGTCCTTTGGTGTATCCAAGACAACCCCAGAGCGATGCCTCCGGTTGGTACCGTGGTACACATAAAATCAGAACACTTAGTGTAGCCAACACTAAAATTAATAAATCAATGCCGCGCAAGCGGCTAAGAAAACTAGGATGACAATTATGAAAGTACGTGAATTACGAAGAGTTAAAGAAGTAAAACGATCCGCTAACAGAAGATACGGAGAGCGAGCCGCAGAAGCAGCACCAGTTGGTACTCAGGCGGGGGATCTCCAACGCTTTATAGACGATGCCACACCGTTCTCGTGGGTTTACGCAAGCAACCCTAATGACTACGGGACTCGCGGTATTGACCTACATATATGTATGCCCAACGAAGTGTATACACGCGGGAAGGTAGGTTGGGGTAATTACTTTGACGACTGGAGTTCAGATGACCCCTACCGCTTTATGGTCAGGAGCAAGGACATAACGAACCGTAGGTACAACAGCAGCAGTCCTCAGTATCATATGAAGATGTCCAAAAATATAACGGGGTGTAAGAAAGCAATACTAGAGTCACTGTCCCCGATAACCGTGGGTGACTTAGCCAAGGGTTTCAAGCACGACGTACAAATACATGTACATCATATTGTGAATGATGCTGATTCGAGTATTCGGGATGCCGTAAATGGGTTTTTGGAGCGGGGCTACTATGAAATTAAAAGATCTCCAAAGTTTGCGGAGGAACTAAAGCATATGTTTAAGTCTCCAACGTACACTTTCCTACACCCAGAAATTAAGACCGCGCTAGGTGTGTGGATAGACACCATCAAGAAGCACGCAGAGGTTCGCACCAACTACCCAGAAACTTGGGTGTTCTTTGAGGGTGGACAATTTAAATGTCTTAACGAATCAACAATCCACCCCGAGGGGAACTTACGTAAGACTTTTACATCGCATGAAGAACTACCGCAGGAGATACACGAGAAGTTGGCTACACTGAATGTGTTCGGTACTGGACACTTCGCGGAAGAGATTGGTGTGAAGCTCACAGAGGAGTTGTTTTGTGTCTATTAAAATACGTAAGGGGCGTTCATCCCAGCAGGTGAGGGAGGATGCGCCTATAGAAGTTGGTAAACATGTTAAAAGCGAGAAGGTACCTTTTAAACATACAAGCTACTTTGTAACTATCAACAAGGGCATGGGAGAACTACAAATCGCTTGTGTTGGTATGGGATGTGTTGACAGTGCAGTAGAAGGCACGTATGCTTCGTTTGAAGAGTTACCCAAATGGCTGGCAGATAAGGTTTTTATCTTACAAGCGGCTTGCTGGGGTAGTAATCAATCGTTTGCTGGTAAAGTGGACGGGGTGGGACTTAAGCTCCAGACCAATAACGGGTTTGAGGTTTACCACATAGAAGGTTGATGAGTAGGTAGCAAGGACGGGGGAGCGGTGGCCTCCGTCTGTTTTCGCCCCACCAGAACTCGGGGTTTAAATAACGGTTACGATGAAGCACTCACCTACGCTTTGGGATGTAGACCCCAAAGTTTCATGGGGTCAATCGTAACAACCACCGCATCCAGATTTTACGCGAATCTAGTGTAGGCTACACTAGATTTGATGCCAGTGAATTTTTAGGGGTACGTATGGCGAAGATAACGTTAGAGATGGAAATTGATGACGATACGATGCAGGAGATGATGGACAGCATTAAGTCTATATCTACTCTGACTCGGGCTACTGATGACCTATGCCAAGACTTTGCGTACTTGGGTAAGGCTATCGAAACAAACCAGCGCGAGATTAAGAAGTTAACAGTAAGCGTTACCAAACTTTTAAAGGAGACAAAGGATGGCAAGAACACCGGAAGCGAAGGTTAAGAAGGTAGTTGCGGATCAGCTTAAGGGCTTAGGCGCATACTATTTTTATCCGGCTACGGGGGGTTATGGGAAGAGTGGCGTGCCTGACATTGTTGGGTGCTACCAAGGAAAATTTTTTGGGTTTGAATGTAAAGCAGGGGGCAACAAGGTCACTGCGTTACAGGAAAAGAACTTAAAAGACATCGACGAAGCAAGGGGACTTGCGTTAGTCATTAACGAAGAGAACATGCACGATATAGGTTATTTATTAATAGATAGCCGCATTTGTGTGGATTAAGCCAAAAGATAGGAGAATCGAAATGGCACGTTTGGAAAATAATAAGCGTAGTGAGTATAAGATGTTCAGCAAAGGCCCAAGCAAAAGCCTTAAATGCCTAAGATATTTTTTACGTAATCCCGATGCCACAGCTAGGCAGGGTGCTGATGCGTGTGACGCAAGCTATAATGTTGCATGGGCAACGATAACAGATATTAAGAATGCCACTATCGCTGGCACTAGAGACGAACTAGTGGAGGCTGCTGGCGTAAGTGCGGAGCGGTGGAACCCATCGCAACAAGAGTTTGATTTGCTAGACGCGATAACGAGTCCAAAGCTAGACGCACCGGCGGTAGCTAAAATACTTAACGACAACACTGACTTGGTAGATGAGTTACTCGCAAATGATAAGGTTCTTGAGGCGCTTCAAAGGCGCACCGTACTTGCCGAGCTTAACTACAGACAAAAGAATGAGCTGTCCGACCCAATCCCACGTATAAGATCTAAAGATTATATTCCAGACCAATGGGACACCAAGGCAAGCAGGGAATTGCGGAGCCGAAAACTGGAAATGCAGGAACGAGTATTGCGGGGCCGAAAAGAAATGGATGACGCAGCGGGGGATCTAAAGGCGGCACTACAAGATGTTGAGCACGACTGGGAAGAAGAGGTTGTCTCTAAGGTTGTTGGCGAGGGGGTCAGTGACGGTAGCACCGCGTCTTACTATGTATTACCTAAAGGCGCGACGCAGTTACAAGACCTTATATCTCACAAGAACATGAACGCGCAGGTCGGTGAGATCTTCCGAGCGTGCTATCGGTACGGGCAGTCGTCTCACAGCGACGAGCTTCGCGATGCCAAGAAGATCCTGTTCTATATTGAGGCTGAACTCCGACGGCTAGGGGGCTGGGATCTGTAAGGAGGAGTAGATATGCCAAAGTTTGAAGTTACATTTACTACCTTAGTCGAGACTAGCGTGGTGGTCACAGCTAAGAACGCACAAGAGGCTGGGTTTGCTGTAGAAGATGGCGAAGGAATAATTCTTCGCATTCCCAGTTCTTCGGACTTTAATCTTAAAAAGATCAAACAACGGGAGCCGGAATAGTGGATTTGATTACACTAGACTTCGAGACCTACTATGATAAGGACTACTCTCTAAAGAAGTTAACCATAGAAGAGTATGTACGTGACCCGCGCTTTGAAGTAATTGGCGTGGGTGTGAAGGTTAACAACGGATCAACAGAATGGGCATCGGGCACACATGAAGAACTTAAAGACTACCTTGCTGAATTCGATTGGGAAAACAGCATGGTACTGGCTCATAACACTATGTTCGACGGGGCTATACTGTGTTGGGTATTTGATGTTCTTACTTCTGTTTGGGCTGATACTCTGTGCGTTGCCCGTGCTTTACACGGCATTGAAGTTGGTGGAAGTCTCGCGGCGTTGGCAGAACGATATGGAATTGGAGAAAAGGGAACTGAAGTCGTCAACGCGTTGGGCAAAAGACGTAGAGGTTTTACCGAAGAAGAACTAGACGCGTACGGGGACTACTGTATTAACGATGTTGAACTTACCTACAAGTTGTTTAACATCTTTATGGAGCACTTCCCTAAACAAGAGCTTAAGGTTATTGACTGCACGTTGAATATGTTTATTAACCCGCTGCTGGAACTAGATCTTGGGCTGCTTGAGCAGCATTTAGTAGCGGTTTGTGACCGGAAAGACCAACTCTTAGTTGGGGCTGGGGTGAAGAAAGAAGATCTAATGAGTAATCCGAAGTTTGCGGTGCTTTTAGAGAACCTTGGTGTAGTGCCGCCAACAAAGATAAGCGCAACAACAGGCAAAGAAGCCTACGCGTTTGCTAAGACCGACGAAGGGTTTAAATCTTTACTGACTCACAAGAACGTAGACGTGCAAGTTTTGGTAGCAGCGAGGCTCGGCATAAAAAGCACGTTGGAAGAGACGCGGACACAGCGGTTTATTGATATAGCTAAACGGGGGCCGTTACCAATACCTATAAGGTATTACGCTGCACACACAGGTAGGTGGGGCGGCGACGATAAAATCAATATTCAAAACCTGCCAAGCCGTGGGCCTAATGGTAAGGTCTTAAAACGTAGTATGAAAGCTGGTGAAGGGTTCATGTTGGTTGACTGCGACTCTTCTCAAATTGAAGCGCGTGTGTTGGCGTGGTTGGCGGGGCAAGATGATCTGGTCGAAGCGTTTACTAACAAAGAAGATGTTTACGTTAAGATGGCGGCTAAGATTTATAATGTCTTAGAAGAAGAAGTGACTAAGGAGCAGCGGTTTGTAGGTAAGACCACCGTTCTTGGTGCAGGGTATGGCATGGGCGCGATGCGGTTTCAAGACCAATTGCAGTCGTATGGTGTAGCTATATCTACCAAAGATGCGCGGCACATTATAAAAGTATACCGCGCTGCTAGCCCGAACATCTGTAAGTTATGGCGCGATGCTGGCACTATGCTGCATGAGTTGAGTCACAATAAAGCGGTACCAATTGGAGCGCACCCAGTACTTCAACCTCTAGGAGCAACCCAGTCAGTTTTACTACCGTCAAATCTAATGATGCGGTACGACGGACTGAAGGGCACTCAAAATGATGGGCGCGTCGAGTATACTTATGAAACGCGGCGGGGGCCGACTCGTATATACGGGGGTAAGTTTGTGGAGAACGCTTGCCAAGCACTCGCGCGTTGCATAATCGCAGAGCAGATGCTGCTAATAAACAACGAGTACCCGCCGGTACTAACCGTACATGACTCTATCGTCGTGTGCGTCCCTGAGAATGAGGTAGATGAAGCGCAAGCATTTATAGAGCAGTGTATGCGTCACGTACCAGAGTGGGCTAAAGGACTACCGCTTGATTGTGAAAGCGGGGCAGCAAAAACGTACGGGGATTGTGAATGATGAGTATAGCTCCGTGGAGTTTCAGCAAGATCAAGGCGTTTCAGCAATGCCCTAAGCAGTTCTACCATGAGAAGGTACTTAAGCAGTATCCGTTCAAGGAGTCTGAGGCCACGTTGTACGGGACGGCCTTTCACGAAGCTGCGGAGATATACATCCGCGATGGTGGTGAACTAGACCCACGGTTCAGCTATGCACAGGGTATGTTAGACGCACTAGACGCTAAGAAAGGCGAGAAGTTGTGCGAGATCAAGATGGGACTGACTGAGAACTTAGAGGCATGTAGCTTTTTTGGTAGCGACGTGTGGTTCCGTGGTATAGCTGATTTAGTTATACTTAACAGAGAAGATAATCTAGCTTGGGTCATCGACTACAAGACCGGCAAGTCAGCGCGGTATGCGGACAAAGGGCAGTTAGAGCTTATGGCTTTGGCTACCTTTAAGCATTACCCCGAAGTAAAGACTGTTCGGGCAGCGTTGTTGTTTGTGGTGAGTGAAGATCTTATTAAAGACCGATACACCATAGAAGACGAAGAAAGGCTATGGGGTGAGTGGTTAAACAAATATAATGATATGGAACTATCTTTTAACAACGACACATGGAACCCAAAACCGAATGGGCTATGCAGGGCTTGGTGCCCAGTCCTAGAGTGTGCTCATAACGGGAGAAACTAATGCGTAGACGCTACAAGCGCCCGTACAAAAAAGAATACCAACAGCAATTAGCACGCGGTGAACACGCTAATCGTATGGAAAGACAGAAGGCTAGGCGTGCGTTAGACGCTAAAGGCGTTGATCGTAGTGGTAAAGATGTTAGCCATAATAAGATGTTGAGCAAAGGTGGTACTAACGCTGATGGGTATAAGTTAGAAGCCCCCAGCAAGAACAGAAGCCGTAACGGCGAGAAGCCACGCACCCGTACCACATAGCGTACGTAAGAAGTTCAGACCGAGGGGGAGTTCCACCTAGCTCCTCCTATTATCCACGTTCCCGTCCGTGGGGTCGAGTAGGCGGGGCTATTTGAAGGAACCTGTTTTTCTTAGAAGTTTAATCTTCGCGTGTGGCAAAACGTAGAGAAACAGGGCTGCAACACCGTTCCCGTCCGGTGATCCTAGAGGCGGGGTTGATTCATTTTGCGTGTTGGGGACACCCCCTTCACGCCTTTTTGCGTGGGAGCGTTAATGCAAATTTTAAAGAACCGAGCAGTATTACTTAAGCTACGTGACCCGGAGAGGGTGACTAGTTTGATACCTAAAAGTAAAGAACTTACAGGAAACAAAGTAATAGTTAATTGGGGTGTAGATGAGGCGCATGTTCTTAAGAACTTAAATATTAAAATACCTTCTCCCATTGAGGGGCGTTACAAATGGACAGGTAAGCACGCCCCATTTGAACACCAGAAAACAACTTCGGGGTTCCTTACCCTCAACAAAAAAGCTTTCTGCTTTAACGAGCAAGGGACGGGTAAGACTGCTAGCGCGATCTGGGCAGCGGACTTTCTTATGAATGAGGGGCGTGTAAACCGCGTGCTAGTCATATGCCCACTCTCGATTATGGAATCCGCATGGCGCGACGATCTGTTTACTTTTGCTATGCACCGCACAGTAGATGTCGCTTACGGGGCAGCGGAGAAACGCCGCAAGATAATAGGCGGCGGGGCTGAATTCGTAATAATAAACTACGATGGGGTGGAGATAGTCGCGGATGCCATAGCCAACGGAGGGTTTGACTTAATCATCATAGATGAGGCTACTCACTACAAAAACCCACAAACAAAGCGGTGGAAAGTTCTTAACAAGTTAATGACTCCGCAAACGTGGCTCTGGATGATGACCGGCACCCCTGCTGCACAAAGCCCATTAGACGCGTTTGGGCTGGCTAAACTTGTTAACCCCGACTCTGTTCCTAAATTCCAAGGTTCGTTTAGGGATCAAGTCATGCACAAGATCACCAACTTTAAGTGGGTACCCAAAGAGTCTGCCACAGATACGGTCTATCAAGCGTTGCAGCCAGCGATAAGATTTACTAAAGACGAGTGCTTAGACCTACCAGACATGGTTTATGTCAAACGAGAAGTAGAACTTACCCGCCAACAAAAGAAATATTATAAAGAACTTAAAGACAAGATGGTCATGCAAGCGGGTGGGGAGCAGATAACTGCGGCAAACGCAGCGGTAAACATGAACAAGCTGCTACAAATATCTGCTGGGGCGGTGTACACCGATGATGGAGACTCTTTGGCGTTTGATATTAGGCATAGGTACAAGGTACTTCGGGAAGTTATAGACGAGTCTAGCAAGAAGGTTTTGATATTTGTGCCCTTTAAACATGTTATTGATCTACTCACTGAGAAGCTAATCCAAGATGGTATACCTACCGAAGTAATACGTGGGGACGTAAGCGCACCCAAGAGGACTGAGATATTTAAACGGTTTCAAACAACGAACTTACCGCAAGTATTAGTTATACAACCGCAAGCTGCGGCTCACGGAGTCACCCTTACCGCTGCGAACACGGTGGTGTGGTGGGGGCCAACAAGCTCTTTAGAAATTTACGCTCAAGCCAACGCTCGCGTACACAGATCAGGCCAAGACCATAAATGCACGGTGGTACAGTTGCAGGGTTCGTTTGCAGAAAAACGCGTGTACGCACTACTAGACAATAGAATCGACACCCACACAAAGATGATTGATTTATACAAAGAAGTGCTTGATTAGGTAACTACATGGCATTATAGTTCACTACACGGTATAAGGAGAACCAATATGAGTGACGAGACTGCGTTCGACGCGGAAAAACTTACTAGAGTCTATTTGAAGATTAAGGCTAAACGTAGCGAGATAAAAGCCGCGTTTACCGAAGAAGATGAAAAGCTCTCAAGTAGTTTAGATCTCATCAAAAAAGAAATGCTTTCTCACCTACAAGCGACAGGCAGTACAAGTGTTAGCAGTGAAGCCGGTATGTTTTACCGTAGTACAAAGGCTAAGTACTGGACTAACGACTGGGAAGAAATGCACAAGTTTATAGTAAAAGAGAACGTACCTGCGTTTTTTGCTAAGACTTTAAATCAGGGGGTAGTTAAAGAGTACTTGGAGGAGCACCCAGAAAAACTACCAAAAGGGCTGAATGTAAATTCAGAATACACAATAACTGTAAGGAAGAAATGATGGCGCAGCCATTTGTAGAGATCGGGGAAGTAGCCAGTCACTTTAAGGTGTCAGTAAGCACTGTACGCGCTTGGGTCAGACAGGGACAAATACCCCCAAATACCTACCTAAAGCTTGGTAAGACGTTTAGATTTCAGCTTGATGCCGTGGCAGAGGCACTGCTTAACAGTAGCACTGGGACTGAACCAGAGCCAGAAACTGAAATAGACGAAGATCTATAGCGATGACGGTTAAGCGTATTAGTATACGGGACGGTAGGTTCCGCAAACTCGTAGAGGGTAGGGAGGTCTTACTAGACTCTGATACCTTAGATGTGGTTATACTTAATGCTGCCAGCATATCTAGACTGCACTATGGTTTAGAGTACGACCCCACGAAAGGGAACCACCCCCGTTGCTGGTCGTCCGATACTCAAGTCCCTGATAGAAGTGTACCTGCGGATCAGTTGCAAGCTGCAAGCTGCATAACTTGTGAGCAGAACATAAAAGGGTCGGGCGTAGGTAACTCGCGTGCGTGTAAGTTCTTACAAAGGATAGCCGTAGCTATTATTGACGAAGACAACTTATACGACGTTTACCAACTACAGTTACCGGCAACTAGTTTGTTTGGTACCGCAGAACGCGGGTGGTTGTCGATGCAGAACTATGCAAAACACTTAGCTCGGCATGACACCCCCGCAATAGCTGTCGTAACTAGGATTTGTTTTGAACAAAACAGTTACGCACCAAGGTTACGTTTTAGGCCCATGCGGGTTCTAGACGCAACCGAACTAAAAGAAGTAGCGGAGTTAGAGCATCACCCTGACACGCTAAAGGCGATAACTATGAGTGTACCGGAAGCACGGAGCATCGCAGTATCACCGTTTAGTGAAGTAGAAGGGTTTGTAGCTAGTAAAGCTATTTAATTAATAAGATATTTAGGAGAACACAAGATGGCTGAAGGAAAATCAGAAGGGTATTTCATTAACGGCGTAGAAGCTAAGTACCCACATCTAGATAAAACTTACAACTGGGACGATTCTGAAGGGCGTAGTATGCCGTGCAAGCCGCTTGCAGCTAATGCAGCGTACGATACTAATTTTATTATGTCTGAAGACACCGCAGACGCGCTGTGGAAAGAGATGCGTGCAGCATACAAAGAGCGGCAGAAAGCCGAATCTAAGTGGCCTGTGAAGTTTGACAAGCCGTTTACTGAAGAAGACGACGGTAGACTTACTTTCAAAGCCAGTTTGAAGGGCGCTTATAATGGCGAACCTACTGCGGCACCAAGGCAGGTTGACTCTAGTAACGTAACGCTCGCAGAGGATTTTCAGTTAACGTCAGGTAGCACTGTGAACCTGTATGTAACTTTTGTGCCTTACCACATGAAAACTGGTACAGGGGTTTCCTTACGACTAAGAGCAGTGCAAGTCACTAACTACGTACCTAGGAAAGAGACTTCTCCGTTTGGTGCAGTAGAAGGTGGTTTTGTTGCTGCTGCAAGTGATGACGAGAGTCCTTTTGGCGCTCAAGCAACCACTGCAAAGGTAAGTGACGACGACGATTGGGGTGACGAAGACGAGGCTTCAGTTAAAGAACCTAAGAAAGTAGTCAAGAAGACGGTTGCCCCCAAAGAAGAGAAGGCTGAGATAGCTGCGGTTATTGATGATTGGGACGACAACGACTAGTCCCCAATAACCCTTACTGTGGCTAGGATTTCCGAAGAGGGTGTACCGACACCCCTGCCACAGTGTCTCTCGGTTTTGGGTGAAACGTCATGGAAACAAAAGAATTTCTAAGCGAGGTGCTTAGTGACAGTGGTTGGTACTGCCTGTTTGGTAACGACACTGAGAAAGACCGTAGGACGCAGAAGTTCTACGCTACAATTAATGAACTAGTAGATGAGTCATACATCCTAGACCAGCAGGGGTATGACGTTTATTTTGCCTTAGCTACATTTAGGGAGAAAGGTTCTCGTAAAGTAGAGAACGTACAGAATTTAAAGTCCTTATTTTTAGATTTGGACTGTGGGCCTAGTAAAGATTTTACAACGCAAAAAGAAGCCATAGACAAACTACGTAAGTTTGTTCGCGACTTGAAATTACCTAAGCCTTTAATGGTAAGTTCTGGGCGTGGGGTACATGTATATTGGATACTAGAAGAAGCCGTCCCGCTAGAGGAGTGGTTGCCGGTAGCGGAACAACTTAAAGTCCGTTGCGCTAAACATAAGTTCTTAGCTGATCCAGCTGTTACCGCCGATGCTGCGCGGGTACTTCGCCCGTTAGGTACACACAACCACAAGACCTCACCACCTACGGAAGTATTT